AAAATTATCTTCTTTTATCTTTCTTATTAAATATAATATCAATTTCTTTGATGATATATTAACATCACTATATTTTAATTTATTATCTACATACCATAAACACCACGCACCACAATATCCACCAGGATCTGATATTCTACGTGTTTTATAAAATTCCATTGTTTCATATGTTTGAAAACCTATTTTAGGTAAGTATTTAGATGGATCTATATATATACAATTATCTATATAACATTTAAAAAAATCATATAATAAATTATCCAAATAACTATAATTATAATTATAATTAGGGGGCATAGTTGATCCATTCGGCTCAAAACGTTCTAATATATTTGTATTTTTATCATATATTAAAATATTGGCATGTGCAATATTAATACCAATTTCTATACCTATTGGTACTATTAAAAAACGTTTATCTGATTTCAAAAATTTATTTATTAAATTTATAAAATTATTTGGATAAAATAAATTTTGTTGTATCCATACTATTTCAAAATTAATAAAATCAATTATTTTATTTATCCCAGATTGTTTATAATATTTTAATAAATTATCATTATATATTATATTATTATTCAAACTTGTCATTATATTATCATACTTATTATGTAATAATAATAATCCAGCCAATATATCTATTGTAAATCCTTTATATGTACTTTCTATTATTTTATTATCAGATTCTATTATAATTGAACAATATAATGATTTTCTCTGTGGAATTGATATTTTATTTTTATAATTCTTTCTAATATATTCTAAACATAATGATTTTGATAATTTTTTTGTTGCACATTCTGATTCCCAATCTGTATAATACTCTTTATTCAATTTTAAACTATTATAATAACTTGTTATAATTAATTCCTCTAATTCATCCATATTGTCATTATTTTGTTTAATTATATCATATGGTGTTATGTTATTATGATTTTTTATAAATATATTATTCTTTTTTTTTATCAATATATCTTTATACATCATCCACAAATTATTTGCTAATTTATGCCATACAGTATTTCCTTTTATATCTTGTATATTTAAATTTGTTTGCTTAATCAATTCATACATATTGTAATTCTCAAGTACTTCATATTCTGTATTTTCATCTAATAATAAATTTAATGGCGTCATAGACTCTATATTTGTTATATTATAGTTTTTTACATTATACATCAATATATTCGCTATATTTGGCTTATTCTCCAATATCGCCATATGTAATGATGAATTACCCAATATATCTTGTTGATCTGTATCTGCTCCATGTTCTAATAATATCTTAACTAATTTTACATGTCCCCATGTAGTAACATACATTAAAGGTGTTGTATGATGTTCATAATCATATAAATTAATTAGTAATGATTTATTATTTACTATTTTTTGTACTATGTTTATTAATTCATAATTACATGCTATATGCAATGGTGTTTCTCCTATATTTGTTCTTATATTTATATTCAATTTATTATATCCTAATAATAATTCTATTCCCTCTATATTTTCCTTTCTTATTGCTATATGTATTGGTGCTTCTCCTTTCATATTCACTTTATTTATATTCGTAGAATAATTTAATAACAATTTTAATGCCTCATTATTTGAATATTGTACTGCATAATGTATTGGTAATGAGCCAAATTTATCTATTAAATCACTAATTGGCACTCCTATATTTGCATTATTTAATAATATTTCAACTATATTGTTATAATTATGTTTTATTGGTATAAATAATATTGAATGACCTGTCTCTATATCTAAAAAATCTAATTTACAACTCATATTTAACATTTTTTTCACTATTTCTATTTTATTATAAATTAATGCATATTGTATTAAATATGTATTACTCTCATCTCTTATATTTATATCTACATTTCTATCTAATATCTTCATCACTTCATCAAAATTATGATTTTTAATATTATCAAATAATAATTTACTAGTATCCATTCTAATATATTATTATATATTCAATATTTAATAATATATTTATTTATAACACTATTAATAAATATATTATTAATGACTTCCAAATGTTTACAAAATCTATGTTCCATTTCCAATTATATCACTTCCAATAAAAATATTTTATATTCACATATAAATACTATTAAAAAAAAACGTGTTGGATCTGATATATCTTTATTTGATACCACAAATATTGATAATTTAAATCCCAATATCAATATAGATACTTATATGATAAATTTTTATAATCAAGAATGTAAAGATGAATACTTTCAAGCTATCAATATTGTATTATGTGCTCTACATCCTTTTATTAATAATACTACTAATACTATTAGATCAAAAATTAATATTGCTAAAAGTTATAGTGATTCATTATATAATCAAAATTCATATTCTCCTATTAAAAGTTGCAACAATTATTTGCCATCTCCTGTTATAACCAGTTATATTAAATCAAAATTAAATATAGTAAAAAGTTATAGTGATTCATTAGATGATAAAAATCATATTAGTCCTATTACAATACCTACAACTAATATTGATAATATAAATATGAAATATTATATAGGTTCATCTTGTATTCCAATAGATTTTAGACAAAATACTTATATGTTATTTAATTCAAATAAAACATTAAAAAATTTATATAATATATTTAATTTTGAAAATAATATTATCAAAACATGCAGTCCAGTTTCTTTTGTTTGTGCTCTTATATATATTGATAGATTATTAGAAGCTGACATAAATTTTAATATTACTGATAGTAATATATATTATGTTTATGTTTCATGTTTCGTAATTGCTACAAAATTTATTGAAATTAGATGTATTAATACATCTTATATTGCAAAAGCATTTGATATTGATTCTAAAATTATAAATATTTTATTAGCTAATACATGTAAACTTCTAAATTTTAATTTTTTAATTAAAAAACCTTTGATTGATAAATATATACAAACACATATTAATACTTTAAATGATTATATTGATATGCATGATCTTATTAATAATAAAATTAATGATAATAATACTATTATACAAATTATAACACCACAAACTGATACATCTCTACTTAATACATCTTCACTCTATACATCTATAAATAATACATCTTCTAGTAATACACCTATAAATAATATATAATTAATATATAATCTATTATATATATAAATATATGGAGGAAATTGTAATAATTATACAAATATTATATATATTCCCGTAAATTATACTATAATGCTAGATAACGACATATTCGAACATTTTTGTAATTATGAGCATGACAATACATATACATTAGAACAAAATTTAGTAATAGATTTTTATAACTATATATTAAATGATGATCAAAGAATTTTGCTTAGTGAAAAATATAAATTTAGATTTAAAGAAGCATCATTAGATGCACAATATAATAAATTAAAAGAATTATTTAATTTTACAATAAATACAACAGAAGATTTAAAAGGTAAAATAACACAAATAGATGTAAAAGTTAATGAAAAAACTAATTCAATAGTTACTGCAAATATACTAACATATAATTATACTACAAAAAAATATGATACAAAACCATTGAAAAATATAGTAATAGATAATAAAAAAACCATCAATGATGTTTTGAAAATGTTAGATATAAATATAGGATGTATTTTTGAAATAAAAGATGGTAAAGAACAAATATTAACTAAAAATACACGAATTATTGATAATATAACAATTAATTTATATATGTATAATCCTATTATATGCAGTTCATTGCAAATGTATTATAATTGTATAAAACAAGAAGACAAAAATATCAAATATACACAAATATTAAATATAAATGATCAAAAATATATAAAAGATATTACTTATTTCCAATTAATACAAAAATATCATGCAAAATTTAATACTTATATTTTAACAGAAATTGGAAAAACAGATAAAATAATTAATGATAAATTGGAAGAATATATAAAATTAATATCATCATCTAATACTATATTAATCGAAACAAAAAAATACTTGTCAAATGTTATTGATAGCTATAAACACGTTACTAACCCAAAACATACATTTTTTGATAGTTGGTATGTAGAAAATTTAAATAATATTTCTTTATTTATAAAAATTTGTGATGAAGACCACTTGAAAGATATTAAAAAATATAAACAAAAATTTGTGGACTTTAATACTTGGATAAAAGAAGTTTTAACTAAGTTTATGAGCCTAAATATAAGGTCTGCTATTAAATATATTGCAGATTACATTAAAATATTAGATAATTTGTTAATATATGGTACTAATTATGAATATGATTATAATCAGTTAGTATATAATATCTTAATACAATTACAAAATGAAAAAATATTATTAACAAACGAACCAATTATTAATAGTATGTTAGGTATATTAAATAAAACTACTATAACACAATCACTAACTGATATGGAAAATAGTAAGGGCAATTTATCAGATAATGATAATTCAATAGACATTATTTGGATATTTTTGTTGTATTTCAGCTCAGATAAAAATATATGGATGCAAATATATAGATTTTTTGAAAAAAATAAATATTTTGATAAACCTAAAATAATAGTATTAAATGTAGATGTAGAATATATTCAAGAAAGATTCAAAACATTTAATATGGAGCAAACTGGTGGTGGATTTTATTTTATTAGATGTTATTAATATAAAATAATTATAATATTTTATATAGAATAATTATTTTATATTTATAGCTTTTGCAGTTTTAATAAGATCATTATTATTATTTAATAATAATGAATCAACTATTATATTTTTATCAATACCTAATATATCAATATCATCATTTATAATAGATATATCATTTAAATTAGAATCATAATTAGTTGCAGTTTTAAACTCAGTAATAATATTTTGATCATTAGCATTAAGATCATCAATATTAATATTTTCAGATTTATTAGCAAATGATTTAATGATTTGATTTAGTGAATATTGAGGATATATGTATCCAATGATAGATAAAAACATTGAACCAAATAAAATTTTTTTGCATGTATTTTTAAGTATAGGAATAGTATTGCTAGAATTTTTCATTCTAAATTCAGAATATTTTGGATTATTTTTATTTGAATTAATTGTATTATATATATAATTACTAATAGGATTATAATCAATTTCAATTAACATAAATATAAATAAACATAAAACAATATGCCATATTAGTAGATTTCTAGGAAATAAACAACCAAATAATACTATAAATATTATTACTAGTTCTATAAATTTAAAAGAAATAATACTAAATTTAGTAATTATATTACTATTAAAAAAACTATCTAATAATGGTTTATAATTATAATTTAAATAATTACCAAATGAAAATAAATTTTTATCAGTCATTATACAAATAATATATATAATAAATTTACAAATGACAATATCAATTCATATTAATACCTTTTTTAATAATAATAAACAAAATCATAACACTTAATACTATTAATACTTGCATATGTATTTTTGAATAATGCAATAAATTTGAATCATCTTCATACACTTCATTATAATAAATTTTAAAATCTTTCATACTATATGGCTGATTTCCCATACTTTTACGTGCTTCATTATGTATAGATAACCACCAAGATAATAATGTATTATTACTACTTAATATATTTTCAGTAATAGGAAATTTATTAAGATGCATTTTATAATTATATCTACATTTCATACATGGAATCATATCTCCTATCATTGTAAAAAATAATTTAAAACTTTGCCGTTGTTCATAAGTAGGATTAACTGGGTATGATAATACAATAGAATCTAGGAAAAACCATCCTTTACTACCCCAAATTTTAGGGTTTAAATTTATGCGATTATCTTGTAATTCCATATTATTAATTTGTTTATCCATATACAATTATATATATAAATTAATATTTTTATTTATAAATAAAATAAGCAAACTATGATAAATTTTAATTTGTAATTTTTTTGATATATTATGTATCTTTAGTATTCAATGTATTTTTAAGATCATTTATATTTATAATTTTATTGCCATCATATATAGTTAATATATCAATATCAATTAATTTGTCATCATTATTATTAAAAATTATTTTACTTGTATCAAAAACTGAATTAATTTTTTGATCAAAAAATATGCCAAATATAATATTTATACTTTCATGATTAAGTATAATACTATTTTTAATCAAAAAATTTATTAATTCTACTGATAATTGCTGATATATCTGTTTATTTATCTGTATTGCATCACACTTATGATAATAATTTATACAACCTATTTCATCAATAGATAATGGTTTATATTTAGTAATTTGCTCTGAAACATCAGGTTCATTATCTATATCGATAGATATTCTAATACTATTTTTATAACTATCTGGTATATACCATAAAAGAGATTGATATGGTATATGCTCATTTATAATATATTTATATATATATCCTTTTTCATCTACTTTTATATTATTAATAGCTTTAATTTTATATTTTTTCATATTTATATTTGGATCTAATATATTATCTATCCAAATATTTTTAAGATGTTTGTTTTTTATAACACAAATTAATGATTTTAATACAAATATAGGTATAATAGTTATTATATTTTCGTAAATATCACAACTATCAACTATACCAATTAATTTATTAGAGGTGCAAAATACTGGAATACCACTAAATATTGAATTATCTATTTGTTTTTTATAATTATTTTCATATTTCAATTTCATAGTAATTAAACCTGGTAATTTAGGATGTATTTGTTCAGATACATCATAACACAAACCAGTTTTTGATAAAACCAAACCATTTATAACAACATTATTTATATCTTTTATTTTGAATATCATATTGTTTTCATATATTATATTATTATTTGATTTTGGATTGTATTTTTCATTTGTTTTAATAATAGTTAGATTTAAACAATGTTGTGAATATATATCTGAAATTTTAAATTTTACTGAATTATCTATAATAATAGAATTACTAGTGATACCAGGTATATAATTTAACACATAAAAGTATGTATTATTTATACATATTTTTATACGAGGAAAATTGCATTCTATAGTTTTATTATTTTTAAATGTTTTTATATAATATGATTGTTCTGGAATAATATTTTTTATAATGATTTCATCATACTTTGACATATTGTTGATATTATAAATATTTATATATATAATTAATATATAATTCAATTTTTTATAAATTATATATATATATATATATATATAATTATATGGAAGATACTATAAATCATACAAATAATATTATGAAATATAAAAAACCAAAAGATAACTGTATTTTTCCATCTATAAAAATTAATATAGAATCATATCGTAAAAATATAGCAATATTTGATCCAAATAATTATAAATCGCCTACAAATAAAAGAAAACATTATAATTATTAATTTTTATAGATAGAAAAATATAGTTATCTTTTTTATATATTTCATAAAATTTTTTATAGTGAGTTCATCATATTGCGACATATTGTTGATATTATTAATATTAATATATTAATATCTATATATATATATATATTAATATATGACAGATATAGAACCCTATTAAAAAGAAAAAAACGTGTGGAGATATTCCAATTGAATTTTTTGGACAATATGATGAATTAGATGTATTATTTTTTGATATAATCATGTCGCTTAAAAAACAAATAGAAAATTTATTAGATAAAATATATAAATATACATTTATAAAACTAGAAAATAAAGATGATTTAAATGTAGTAAAAAAAACATTATTAGAAAATAAATATACAACATCTGATTTCGAAAAACTAAAAAATAATTTTATTCTTATTAAAAATGAGAAAATCAATAAAATATGTTCATATGTAACAATAGGTACATATTATTGTAACAAAGGTGTTTTTATTTTTAATAATAATGTAAGAAAAATTATACATAATAAGATAAATATATCTAAAAAAATATTATTAAATAGTTTTGGATCACTTAGAACAATTAACAAATTATTTGATGAAGATATATTACATATTAATAAACAATATTTTTTAGTAATACCATATTTTATACAATTATTATTTCAACAAATTTATATTGAACATGTTGATAATATTACAGATCTAAATATATATAAATTAACATATATTTTTTGTAAGTTACCAGATACAATAAATATTGATATACAATACAATAAATTAGCAAAACCATATAAAAAAGCGATTTTAAAAGTAGATACATAGATAAATATCATTCAAACGATTTTTTTATAATTTCAGATGTTATATCTTCTATTATAATATTTGTGGATTTTAATGAATATTGTAGATATTATTATAAAAATAGATGTTATATAAAATACTGTATGATGATCTATTATATTTGATAAATTAAAATTAATAGAATATGTATTTATAGTTATAAAACATAAATATAACAGAATTTGTACTATATTTGTAATATTCTGTATAGCTCCATATAATGTACCTACAAATACTTTATTTTTTGTTTTTAATATATATAATGATATTGTATTCATACACCATCCTTCTGATAGAACTACTAATGAATATAATAACGAAACAGTATATAAATTTAATGAACTATGATCAAATAATGAATTTTCTTTTATCCTAGGTAAAGGAGAAGCTTTAGCTTCGGAAACCTCAGGTATAACTACACTGTTTACAAATGGAATAGCACATATAAATGGTATTGCAAAAAAAGAAGATGATAAATAACCTAATTTTATATTAGTGCATTTTAACCATAAATAATACAATAATTTGAATATTAATTCTAATATAATACTTAAAAGATTACTTATAAACATTGCAAGTTGTATATAAAATATGTTATATGAATATCCACCATTTATATTTTTATTCATTAAATATAATCTAAAAACATCTGCAAAGGCAATATGTGTGGCATTAAATAAAACAGATCCTATAATAAAGAAAATATATTTTTTATTACATAGAATATTACAGATAGTGATATCTTCAACATAATCATTTCTTTCTCTTTCTATTTCCATTTGTATATTATTTACTATAGGAAAAATAGCATGTGGTTCATTAGTAGTATTATTTTGTGGTTCATTTATAGTAATATTTTTAGTTTTACATTTTGTAATAAGATTGATTAATATTAAGAATATAGCAAATAAAGCAGAAATAAATGCTAAAAATAATAATTGATTTTTTTTAAATAATGATTCCATAAAATTTGGTACATAGCTATAATATGTACCTCCAACAAATGAACCTAATACTGCTCCTATTCTCCATGACATAGATGATAATAATATATATTTCATTTTATTATTACTTTCGAGTTTTTCCAATAGAAATGTACGAGTAATAGGTATATTTGTATTTAATCCTAATATAAAACGAGATGCTAATAACATATAAATATTATAACTAAATCCAAATAATACATAAGAAATAGCAGTTAATAATAGTCCTATAATCATAGTGAGACGTTTTCCAATATGAAAACTAATATTATCCCAATAATGAAGACTAATAAATTGAGACATAGAGTAAACAGCATTAAATAGACATAAATAATATCTAGATTCAATTAAATTATCAACGATACCATATTTCATTAAAACAAATAAGATAATAGGATGGATTAGAAATAAATTATAAGCTTCAAATAAATTAACTAACAATACATTTATTAAAGTAATCATATATTAAATAAATTATAAATTTATTTAATATATTTATTTTTTATCATAACATTTTACTGATTCAATTTTTGATATATCTTATTCTATCATATTTTTAGAATCATATACAAATAATGAGTTTAAATTATTAAATCCTTTTAGCATTGTTATTTTTGTACATTCTAAATTTAGATTTGTTATTTTGTTTTTATTTAAAATATTATCAAAATCATTATTTGTATATATTTCATCAAAATCTATATTAATGGATTCTAAATTTGGGAAATTATTGAAATCAATTTTGGTATTTGAACACCATATGTGTTTTAATTTTTGACATTTAATAAATTGTGCTTCTGATATGTCAGAATTTGGACAATCTAACCATTCTAAATTTTTAAATATATTTAAATCAATTTTACTTGAAGATCCAACTAAATTAAATCCTATGATATTATCTCCATATTGATATAATTTGTTTGCAATTTTATCAATATTTTCAGATTCAGCTACGATAACTTCTACATTTGGAAATAATTTACAAATATCAAAATCATATTCAACAAAATCTGAATAAGGAGCAGAGGATTCATTACTGCTATTAAGAACTATACATTTTACAGTTGGGAAAATCTGATTAAAATATAATGTATTATCATATTTAATAGTCAATAATCCATTGAATATTTTTAATGGCAAACTTTTACATTTTGAGTCAGGTGTACTAGTAAAAAATAATTCATTTTTATATACATAAACTTCTGCAGAGCAAAGTAATTGATCAAGAATCAAATCAGTCATATATATAGATGTATATATTTATTATATAAATGATAATCTATGATTATATAATTCAATTTTTATATAATTTACATATATTATATAAAAATTGAATTATATATTCTAATTTTATTTATTACAATAAGTATATATTAATATGATTATTTTTACAGATGGCAGTACATTATGCAATGGTAAAAAAAATGCATGTGGTGGTTTTGCTTTTTATATACCAACTCAAAATGGTATTAATGAAATAGTATGTTCATATGCATTGGCATCTACAGATAAAATAAAAGTGACTAATAATATAGCGGAATTATTAGGTGCAATTATAGGGATTCAGACAGCAATTAATAATATGCAAACATTAGATACTATACATGTATATACAGATTCTAATTATGTTATTAAAGCAGCAACTGATTATTCTAAAAAATGGATTTCCAATAATTGGAAAACAGCAAATGGAAAACCAGTTTTAAATTTATGGTTGGTATTTCATTTAATTCAATTGACTAAAAAATATCCTATAATATTTCATCATATATTAGCACATACAGAAAAACCAGCAAAAGAATCAAAAGAATATATATTATGGAAAGGTAATGACATAGTTGATAAATTAGCTAATTCTGCTGCTTCTGATTTATCTAATGCTGGTAAAACTATAAATATATTAAAATGGAGTAATTTAGCATGTAAAATAACTGAATGGATTAAACGTGATTTATCTGATATTATTCCAATACCAGAACAAGTAATCACTCAAATAAAATTATTATTAGTTCCTACACAAATTGTAAATATTAGTGAAAATGATAATAATGATGATTATAAACAATATTATAAAAAACATAAATCTTTAAAAAATACAATAAATCAAATAAATGATATATAAATTATTTTTTTTTAACATTATCATATTTATTTATTAAACTTTCTAATTGTTTTCTATCTTGTAAATCCATTTCTATTTTATTAAATAATCCATTTAATATATTATTTACTTTATATTGGTCTAATTCATTATTATTTTTATTATCTTCTACATTGTCATAATTATGAGCATAATAATAATGTGCATTCACAAAATTCCTAATTATATATGAATTAGTTTGTTTATATATTTTATTTAGTGCATTAATTATTATATACATTACTTCGTGTTTTTTAATATAATACATTTGCACTTCTTTTTTATTTTTTTTATTATATTCATTTTCATGAATTCTATATAATTTACGTACTATATTACAATCTGTGTCAAAATCTTTTTCTAATTCACATAATTTTAACCAATCTTGTTTATTTTTTATATTTTGTGATATATTTATAAATTCTTCTAAATTTATTATGAAATCTTTATCTATTCCATATTCTGTTAAATTATCACTTGTCCTATATTTGCGTTTTCTAGATCGAATTTTTGTTTCGTCTGTATTATTAGTTTTTTCTATTTTATTATTTTCTACAGTATTTAATCTGTGATGTCTTGATTTAATACTATCTAATTCTTGTATTGCATTTGTTATTTTTCCACTTATTATAGCTAAATCAATTGCAAAATCATATATTTTTTTTTCATCTAATACATTTATATATTTTACATTTTTATATAAAAAATCTAAATCTTTGAAATTCCTAGTAAGTCTGTCAAATGATACTATATTTACACGTACTATATATCCATTCTCTTTTTGTTTTAATATTTCATCATGTAATTCAGCACATAACTCTTTTCCACCTGATCCACTATGTATTATTATTTTTCCATAATTAGGATTTGTTTTTAATATTTTTAATTGATTACTTATTGATGTTAATTGATCTACAGATGATGTTGAAATACGAACATATGATATATCTGCTATATTATTATTACACATTATACTATATATAAATAATATAATCACTTATAAATAATTTATTTATATTTCAATTTTTACAATTATTTATTATTTATATATTATCCATCTATTATTCATCTATATTTTACTATTTATATACATATATAAACTATAACTGGGGCAATTTTTATAATAATTTATAATCTATATATTGATAATAATACATAGATGAAAATATAAAATAGCACACTAATATATATAAACTACAACGGGGCAATTTTTATAATAATTTATAATCTA